CTTGCAACACGAGTACCCCACAAACATGAGGACTTTAACTTCCTGACGGGCGTGCATTCAAACATCTGCAAATACTAGTTAATGTATAAGTTCTCGGGTGTCGCCTCCAACCCACATCCTTTCAAGTTATCCCCACCACTACTACACCTCCACTCATCACAAGAAACATGATCGCTGTCACCAACAACCCCGTCAAGCAGAGCTGCGGAAACAACGCCTGTAGTTGCGGTGATAGCTGCGCCTGCGCTGCTGGTGAATGCAAGTGCTAATTGCCTTGCTTCTGAGCGGCTGTCATATCGAAATGCTTTGATTTCCAATCTCATAGTCATCGGAGAAGAATGTTTTTTTTTTTTTTTTTTTTTTAAAAAATAAGGTTTTGTCAATTACAAAACGAAGTCAGAAGCTTCAAATCTTTCATCCCGCATTATATGCTTATCAGGATCATTAATGTGCATATCAAGCAATTTCCTCTTAGAAGGAAAACCATCTTTTAATTCAGACAGAGGAATCCCGCATTTTTTAAGCATATTATCAAGAGATTTACCAGTAAAAGAATCTCTATACCTAGTGACTAAATCAAAAAAATCACTAACACCTAAAGCTGCCATATTACGAGTATACATAAAATAACAAAAATCATATGATAAGGGGTTAGTACCAAAAGAATCATAAACCATCCCTATAGCAGCTAAAATATAATCAACAGTAGTACGAGAACTACCATCACCATGAGCATATTTTTTAATAATTTTGGAAAAGTGCCTATACGGTAAAACTTTGGGCAAATCTTTCCTAGTAGTGATTAGGTCTCTATCAACAAAATACTTACTTAAAAAAACACAATTAGATACCTGCAAATCACCACCAACATGATCAGGAACTGATAAAAAATTCTTAGTTTCTTCTAAATCTCTCATTGTCATTTGAAAGAACTGCTCAACAAAATCAGCATATAAATATATATTAATAATATCAGTTAATCTATCAGGAACACACCACAAAGAGTCATCACCATAAATATAAAAAAAAAGTTGCTCTGATATTAAACAATTATTAATATCAAGCATTCTAGATGGATACTGATTGCCCTGATGAAAGAAAAAGAGAATCATAGTAAACATTACTATCCATGAGTCTCCATGTGATGTTTCATAAGCACCAGAAGGCATCCCACCATATATAGTTTTCCAAACATCAGCATATAAATGTACAACCTTAAAAGTCAAATTAGTCGCTACCATCTGTAAGAATTTCTCAAAAACATCATAATCACCTTCATTTTTATAATAATATCTAGTAAAAACACTGTAGATCAACAATAAATGCGCTTTAATAGAGGTATCTAATGCTGAAAAATCACCGGTATAATAAGTATACCCTTCTTCATTATAATGCATTCTATTGGCAATGTTATTAGCACCTCCATTCCAATATGAAATACCAATGGCAATATGATTTCCTCTTTCAATATTTTGTCTAAAACCATGAACCATTCTTTGCGATATTGCCAATACAGCACCAGGAATATTAACGGTTCTCATTTTATTAGCAGCCTTATATATCTCAGCCAGAGTCATACCTGCAATAATTTCATTCTTAAAAACAATACTCCAAGCTCTATCTCTAAGCACCACAGGTTCACCACCAACTGCCAGATTTCTCATTTTCCAAATCTCTTGAATGGCATATTCCATTTGTAAATACTTATTACCACCATGAGTGACCCTATACTTAACACCATCAATAACAAATTCCTTAACACCACCAGGTTTAAGACCACTAGAACTACCAAGAGGTACATTTTTACTTTTCTCTAATTCATTCTCAAATTTCCATATTTTAGATTGCTTAAAACCTTCAACTTTTAGCAGTTTAACTATCATAGAAAGAACCCTACTAGTGTAAGCACCAAGAAATTGTCCAACACCATTCATAGTGTGAGTAGGTTTCTTCAGTTTCTCGACAACTGGAAAAAGCTTAACATTGAAATTTTCTAAGGAATAGCTTAAATTTGGAGTACCATTAGACAAGCCGCCATATACTTTATTAAACACAGATAAAGTCTTCAAACAAAGGACTAATAAACTATCCACCTTTGTAGGAGCCCAAGGTAAACCCATAGTACCATCAAGGCCCTTAATTTGACGCAATCCACCTTTCCTTTCATACATAGCTTGCCACACATTATCTTGAAAAAACTTGACATTTATATCTTTCCTAATTATCATACACATATAATAAAT